TTGGCAGGGAGCCGGGAGGGGGGGGGTGGGGGGTGTGTGATGGCGTTATATCAGCCTAATGAACTCTCCGTATAAAAGGGGGTTTTAAACAATTATAATATGGTAAATGGAGGTGGGGAAATGAAACGAGTAAGAGGAAGTGTGCCGATTTTGGATATTTATCTTTCGTCATTTTTGTCATTTCGCGGCATAGAGCCGGAGTTTACAAGGCAGGGGACGCGGGTTATCTTTGAGTTCCCGGCAACTCCAGAAGTTTATGATTTGACAAAGACCTACAACGAGAATCCTTCTGTACCTGTGCTGGATTTCGTTCACCATTTGAGAAAGCTCCGGTCTCAAATGTTGTCTCTGCGTTAGGGGTTTTTATGAAAAGGGGTGAGTAGTATGAATATGGATGAGTGGGCGAAATATCTACATGATTTACCGAATGAGGCGTTAAAAAGGGGTGGTGAGGGTAATGAGGAATTTAGCCGTATGTGTAATGAGGAAAGTCCGGTCGCTCTTGATTTAAGGGTAGCGTTTTGGAGGCATATGGTAAATCTTCAGCACAAGAAGGGCAATAAGAACTTGGAAAAGTTGGCACGTCGGGAGTGTATGGAGTGTTATAAAAGGGGTTTTGTATGAAGTGTGTAGTATGTGGTAAGGAGTTTGATGGTAGGAGTGATGCGCGGTTTTGTTCATCTACTTGCAGGTCGAGGCGGAATCGTGCAACGGATAATGGAATAAGTGTTGCAAAGGGGGTTGATGCAACGGATAATGGGGGGTCTGCAACGGATAATTGTGTTTGTGCAACGGATAATGCAACGGATATTGATATTCCATGTCGGGTCGTGCAACAGATAATTCGGGACGGCTATATGGATTTGGAGAAGGATTTGAAGTTGAGCCTCCAGAAGGATTTGGGGATAACGGCTTGGACATCTGAGGGAGTGTTTATTCGTGAAGACATAACCATCCCGCAGGTTCGGAATATAGCGAAGCTGATACATGCCAAGCATGGCAGGACGGCGCATTTTAATGAAGCGGTGCTTTAGGTGGTTTTGGGTGTTGGGTTTTCTGGTGATGTTGACGGATGGACGGACGGTTCATTTTTTGGGGACGAATCATCTGGTTTTTAAGGACGGGTATTGTTACGTTATAAAGGCGAACGACAAGGTTGATGACATGGAGATAAATGGGAAGATAGCGGTGGAGAAGTTGAAGGGAATAGTTCACGTTCAGGACACGGAGATGTGATGAAGAGTGATCGTCCGAGGTTGGATTTTGACAGGGATATAGCGAAGTTTACGGAGCGTCAGATAGAGGCGTGTGATGTATTGGATCGGGGGGCGAAGTATTTATTGTATGGGGGGGCGTTAGGGGGGGGGAAGCGCAGGTTCTTGCGATGGGTGTTGGTAAGATTGTGTATAAGATATGCGGGCGAGTATGGGTTGAAGAGATTGGTATGTATGTTGGCTTGTGAGGATTATCCATCGTTAAAGGACAGGCAGTTGGGTAAGATTTCGCAGGAGTTTCCGTCGTGGTTGGGGAAGATGTATTCGGATCACAAGGATTATGGTAGGTCGTTTATTTTGGATGGGGAGTATGGTGGGGGTGTAATTTGTTTTAGGAATTTAGATGATCCGAGCAAATACCAGTCTGCGGAATTTTTTGCGATTGGTGTGGATGAGTTGACGAAGAATGATTATGATACGTTTACATTTTTACGTACGCGGTTGCGGTGGCCGGGTTTGGAAGACAGGTTATGTAAGTTTATTGGGGCGACGAATCCAGGGGGTATTGGTCATAGTTTTTGCAAGCAGTTATGGATTGATCGTGTTTATCCGCCGGAGTTTTTGAAGCCGGTGGATTATTCTTCGCAGTTTGCATATGTGCCTTCTAAGGCGGAGGACAATCCTTATTTGGATGAATCTTACTGGGCGATGTTGAACACGTTGCCGTTGCATTTGCGTGGTGCGTTCAGGGATGGTTCGTGGGATTTGTTTGTTGGGCAGATATTTCAGGAGTGGAGTCGTAAGTATCATGTGATAAAGAATTTGAAATTTGCTCATCCTGACGGGGAGAGGTTGTATCCTATTGGGGCGCAGGTAATGATGACATTTGACTGGGGTTTTGGCGCGCCGTTTTCCGTTGGGTGGTGGTGGTCTGATTCTGATGGTCGTTTGTATCGTTTTGCAGAATGGTATGGCTGGAATGGGACGGCGAATCACGGTTTAAGACTGGCTGATTCGGAGATTGCGAAGGGGATAAAGAAACGGGAACAGTTAATGGGACTGGATGTGGTTGAAAGAGGAGGACAGATGGACATTTTCAATCCTCAGATTGTTCGGGTGTGCGACCCGACCTGTTTCAATAAGAAGCCGGATTACCGTGGCGGGGGACAACTGCCTTCGACTGCGGAAGAATTTATGAATGAAGGGGTGATACTTCGACCGGGTGATCCGAACAGGTCATTGAAGTGGCGGCAGTTTCATCAGAGATTGCTCATTCCGAAGGATGAGGATGGGAATGTCAACGGTGTTCCGATGTTGCAGGTTTATGAGGATTGTGTTCATTTTATCAGAACCATTCCGAACTTGGTAACGGACAAGAACAACCCGGAAGATTTGGATAGCGATTCCGAGGATCACGTTGCAGATGAAGCGGCACTGGGATTTATGATGAGACCGTTGTCAGGCAGTCGTGCAAGTATTGTGCCCGAAGTGAAGAAAGTGCCGGACATCAATACTGTTGCGGCAATGGACAGGGAAGAAGCATGGAAGAATGCTGTGGAGGATTTGTATGATTGGTGAAGTTTCTCTTGTAATCCTTTGTGGTGTGATACTCTATCAGGGATATACAAATCACAGGGAACGGGAACAGTTTAGGCAGAGGGAGGATGCGCTTCTTAACCGGATCATGTCGAGAAACTATGAAACCTATGTGAATGCCGAGGTGGTCAAGAAGGAAGCGGAAACGGTCAGGGAGCCGAAGCCGGAGTTTGAATGGGGCATTCCGGTGTCATAGATGGATTACATTGATAAGATATATCGTGATGACGGTTCAGAAACGCGGGAGATGAGAAAAATCAATCTATTGGTTGATGAAGTTAATGATTTGAAACGTGAAATCAGGGAATTGAAAAATGTCAGAGAATCTCAAAGATATATTCAAAGACGACAAGACGCTTGCCGATAAGGTAGATGGGTTTTTTGATAATACCTTAAACTATTCCCGGCAGATGCTTGAACGAATCTGGTGGCGAAACATCCTTTTTTACTGCGGTGAGCAGTGGATTGAGTATGTTCGGTCACAGCAAACCTTTCGCCGGCGGTCTATTCCTTTTTATGTTCCTACACCCGTAAGCAATGAAATCAGGGAGTATGTGAGAACTATCCGGTCTTTACTGCTTTCACAGAAGATGATTCCACGAATCTGGCCTAACACGAATGAACGGGAAGATATTGAAGCAGCGGAACTTGGAGAAAAACTGCTGGTTTCAATGGAAAGTATCAGGGATTACGAGATAAAGTTTGAAAAGGAGAAGATGTGTATTTGGCTAGCGTTGGCTGGAACGGCTTTTATACGGACTTATCCTTATATTTATGGCGGGAAGGTATATTTTATTGATGACAAAATGAAATCTACCGGGGAGGTCGTCACCGAACACATCATTCCTTTTAATGTTTATCTCGATTATCAGGGCGACAGCCTGAATAAGAAGCGTTGGATGGGGATTAAATCCTTAAAGCCGAGAGAGTGGGTTGAGGATACATTCAATGTGAAGATTCCTGATTCGGATAATGTTTCAATGACATCGGATTTTGAACGCAGACTGATGAGGTTGGTTTCTTCAGTATCACCGTGGAAGGGGCAGGGGCTTGATACCACGACAATCAATGACCAGGAAGAAGATTTGGTTATTTATAAAGAGGTTGAGTTTGCGCCAACGAAGAAATTCCCTAACGGAAGGTATGTTGCCACCTGCTCGGATAAGGTTTTAATCAACGAGAAGCGGATGCCGATTGAGGGGAACATGGAAAACTGGTATTACACGGTTACCGATTTTCACATGAACTACGTTCCCGGACGGTTCTGGTCGGATGGTGGGGTGAATGACCTGATTTCTCCGCAGATGACTATCAATGAGATTGACCAGGCCATTGCAATCCACAGAAAAGGCATCGGCAGACCAAGACTCATCGTTCCCGGCGAGGTGGGGTTGAAGAAAATCAATGAAGGCGGCCAGGGATTTCTTGCTGTTACCTACAATCCGCTACTTTCCGGCGGTGCAGCCCCACAGTTTGTTCCCGGAACGCCATTAAACCCTGAAGTATTGCAGGAACGTGAGATAGCGAAGGTTCAGATACAGGATGTTTCTGGCGATCCCAAGAATATCCTTCGTGGTCAACCGCCCTCAGCGCAATCCAGCGGTATTCAGGTAGATATTTTAAGGGAAACGGCTGAACGGGGGCATTCACCGGACATTGAACGCTATCATCAGTCCATGAACACCGTTTACAAGAAAAGATTGCTGATTGCGAAAGAGATTTATACTGAAGAAAGGCTTGTCAAGGTAGTCGGCAGGGGCAATCAGATTGAAATCAAGAAGTTTAAGGCCGCAGATTTGAGGAATAATACCGATGTAAGACTGGAACTCGATTCCGGTCTGGTAACAACCAAATCAGGGCAGACGGATGTGCTGTTAAAGATGATTTCCTCTGGATTTCTCGGCCCATCCCCTACATTGAGAGAGGAAGTTTTTCGGAGACTTGGGCTGACGGGGTTCACGGATGAGGTGGATTTGGACGTTGAACTTGCAGAAAAGGAGAATATTGCGGTAGTTTCGGGCGAAATACCTGTCTTTCTGGCAGATAGAGACCCAAGAACGGGCAGTTATTCCGGTGATTCTGAGGTTTTGAATGACGATCCGACATTCAAGTATCACAATCACGGCATCCATTATGAAACCCACCGAAGGTTCATTATGTCTATGGAGTTCAGAGAATTGCCGTCGAAGATACAGACGATTTTAATGGCTCATGCGGATATTCATCATGAAATGATGATGGTGGAAATTAAAAAACAGCAGCAGGAAATGTTGCTTATGGGAGAAGGGAATGAACCTCAAACAGGCAAGGAAAAACCACAGGAAACGCCTGAAAAAGTTGGAAGCGTCCAGAGATACAGACCACAGGGCAATGCCCCCGGTCTTTAAGGAGGACAACAGTGCCATACACGCTAAGAAAAGTTAAGGGTGGTTACAAGGTCGCAAGCCCTAATAGGACATTCAGTAAGAAACCTTTAACGTTGCGACAGGCAAAAGCGCAATTAAGGGCGATATACGTTAATACAAAAGGTAAGTAAATTTGCTACTTGTTTTGAGTAATTAAATCAAGCAGACAAAAACTAAAGGAGAAACGATTATGGAAGCAACCGCAAAAGCAGGGGCGGAACCTGTAAAAAAAGAAGAACCTACCGTAAAGGCGGGGGCGGAACCCGGAAAGGACGCTAAAGTCTCTGAACCGTCCACAGAGAAAGTTCCGTGGCATGAAGATAAAAGATGGAAAGAATGGAAGTCCACGGAGAAAAAGGTCGAATCCCTTCTCAAGAAAAACGAACTTGAGGATTTGGATGACCTGATTGAACTTGTAGAAAGCGGGAAGAAGGTAAAAGGCAAACTGCAAGATGTTGACAACATCGAACAGTTGATTGCCGATTCTTTGGAACTCGCTAAATACAAGAGGTATTGGGCGCAACAGGAAGAAATGAAACGCCGTGATACCGAATCTTCCGAAGATACTATCAAAAGACTTGAGCATGAACTTCGGAAGCGGGACAGCATAAAGCAGTCTGAGGCCGAACAGAAAGAGCAGGCGAAGATTGCTGAAAGGTCTGTCCGTCATTATGAGGCATCGGTGAATGAACTTCTTGACGAAGATGAATCTATTCCTAAAGAACGGAAGGCTGTCATGGCTGAATTTTTAGGCGTAGGTAACGCGGCTAATGATATAGACATCACAGACCGGAAGGCCATTCGTAAGGTATTCAAGGACGTGGCGAAGAAATTTGAAGCCTACGAGCAGGCTGTAATTAAGGCATACATAGACGGGAAAGGCAAAGTACCACCGATAACCCCAACTGAACCTGCTGCAAAGGAAGAAAAAAAGATTGCTACGTTAAAGGACGCAAGGAGCATCTTCAAAGAGAGGATGACCTCGTTATTTAAGGAGTAACACATGAGTACATACGCTGATTTGACTAACCTTACTGACATTCTCAAAAATGTCTATGGGGAAGGTCTCACAAACCAGTTTAATGATGAGAAAATTACCTATAATTTATTCCCGAAATCCGACAGGAAACCGGCAGGCAACGGTTATATCTTTGGCATCAGGTATGCAAGGGCGCAGGGTACTGGTGGTCGTGCCGAGTCTAGAAAACTTCCTGACCCCCTGACTGGAATCAAGGATCAGGGAACGATTGTCCCGAAGTATGTTTACGGTTCAATCAGGATTACCGGCCCCGCTATTGAGGCGGCAAAGGGGAATACAGCGGCTTTTGTTGATTCTCTGTCTGATGAAATTGACGACATCTATCAGAGCATCGTTGTTGACCTTAACAGAATGTGTCATTGGGACGGTTTTGGTCAGCTTGGCCGTTTGACGGCTGCGGCAACCGTTCCGGCAGGCACATGGGCAGGAACATTCAGCAATGACCTGGGAATCCGGTATATGCAGGAAGGTCAGCTTGTTGACTTTTACGCTTCAGCAGGCGGTACCGTTCCCGGTTCTTCCGGTTCAGCCATCTTCGGGCAGCGGATTGCAAGCATCACGCCTTCGACCTGTGTGGTTATCTTCGAGACCAATGCAACGACCTACAAGGGAAACCATCCGACACTTTCCACTCTGACGAATGGTGTAGCGAGTACGATGGACAATGGTTGTATTGCTGTAAAACTCGGCGCACGCGACCTGTCATGGGCTTCTACGGATACCCCGGTTGAAATGATGGGGCTTGAAGCTATCTTCGATAACGGAACGAATCTTTTGGTTTATGAGGGTATCACGGTAGCGAGTAACCCAAAGTGGGCGGCAAACATCATTTCCAATAGCGATGTAAACAGGGAACTGTCCCTTGACCTCATGCTGAACGCCTGTGACCTCACTCGAACCCGAAGCGGTCAGAAGGTAAACAAGATTCTCATGGGTCTTGGACAACGGAGGAAATATGCGAACCTGCTCTTGCCGGAT